TTATTTAGCAGGTTTTAGTTGTTCGATTGTGTTACAACCCGCAAATAACGAAAAGCTGTTTTTTTCTTCCTCTCTTTTGTTCTGCTCTGCTGTTTCCTCTTGCACTCTTTCTTGATTTTTTTCATGATTCGGCTCTTTAAAAGTATCATTCTCAAAATACTCGTCTTCAAAATTTTCAAAATTTGTGTTCTTTCGGCTAATAGAATTAATTCCAAGATTTGTAGAGGATTGAAGATGTGCGCCAACAAAAAGTACGCAAGCAATTATTATAATAGTCCACCACCAAATCGGGTCGTTATTAAAAAGATTTGTTAGTATACCAACGCTTTCACCCATCGAATTTTCGACATAAGAGTTATTAACAATCGCATATATAATAAGCACATATAAAAGTCCTATTACTATATTTAAAGCTAATCCTACAAATTTTATCTTTAGCAACAGAAAAAAAGCTACGGACAGCATTAATCCAATCGCTATTTTAAAAACAAGATGAATTTCATGCGCTACTATTTCAGGTAATGCAAATATGCAAAGCAATATGATTACTATTACGTCTAAAATAACTAAATTGCAACCACAGCCCCTTTTTTCATATGTAGTCATAGACAATCTCCGTGCAAAGAAAGTCGTGTAAAACACTATAATAATAACCCCTGCCGATTAATTAAGATAATGTAAATTTTACTTCCTCTTTGTAAACTGTAATTATTAAATCTTCTCCGTCTTTGACCGCATTAAATTCTTGGTCGGTGATAAATCCGCTTCCCTTTATGAGTAAGTAATAACCGTCACTTGTTTCTTCGTATGTTCCATTAAAGACCGAACCGCCCTCGTGCCAAGTGCATTCTCCTGAACTCTTAAAGTTAATAGAGATTTCTCCGTATTTTGCTTCGCCCGAATATGTTCCCGATAGTCCGCCGCCCGAACACGCTGTAAGTGACAGCGGCACTAAAATCACAAGAACTAACAAAGAACAATAAAACTTTTTCATAATTATGTACCTCTTTATGGCTCGTTTTTCTTTTAGGTTAATAGAGCTTGTTTTTATTATACACACTAAATTTCTAAATGTCAAGAGTTTTTGAAATATATTTTACTATTTTTCGTAAAAGACATATTATCTACTTGACAGATTAATGAAAAATATGTTATTATTCAAGTAGAGAAAAATTTCTTTTCAATGTATTTTATCAGAGAGCTAAACGAAAAAATGTTGCTTAAAATTCTTTGGCAAAAACGTAAAAACGAGTGCTAAAAGACAAGGTCACATTTCGGGGTTCACGAAGTAGCAAGCACTGCACTGTGTAAGACAAATCGCATTTTTCACCCTTTCAGGGTTCAAATACAATTTGCCTACACAGTACCTTTGCTTGTTAGGGGCAAGCCCCTAAAACCCCTTTTAAAATTTCATTGAAAAAGAAATATTTCTAAGAAAATAATCGCTTTGAGGTATGATATGGAAGATTTAGAAAAACGAAATCACGTTATGAATTTTCGCGTAAATGACATTGAAAAGAAACATATTCAAGCAAAATATGAAGCTTCAAAACAACGTAGCCTAAGTGATTTTATGAGAAAAGAAATCGTCTTTGGTAAGGTTTTTTCTTTCGATAATTCCGATATAGATTATCTCAAAAGACAAATTGCCGGAGCATGTGTAAATATCAACCAAATAGCACTAAGAGCAAATCAAACAAGAAGAATTTCACAAAATGACATTGCCGAAATTCAGAAGCTTAAAAGCGTTTCCGAGAAAATATTTCATGAAATAAATGAAATTAAAAATGTATTGGAGCAGAGGTTATGGCAGTAACTAAAATCAAGCCGATATATGTTACAGACCGCTCGGCAGTTGAATACATAGTAAGCGATGAAAAGACATCAGTCGAATATATCGTAAACGGTGAGAAAACCGAAAAAGGAATCCTCACCGACTACTTTATGTGCGGAGAAAATCCCGCAGAAGCGGCTAAGAGTTTTGAAAATACGAGAGCAAACGGAAGCGGCAGAAGTAAAATTTTAGCACAACATATTATGCAGAGTTTTGAACACGGTGAGGTCACGCCGGAGCAAGCTTTTGAAATTGGAAGACAGCTTGCAGAGCGCGTTTTAAAAGGACAATATCAATATGTTTTGGCTACTCACATTGACTTACCAAAAACAACTTTCATAAAAATACGATTAACTCTACGTTCCCCTGCGATGGCGTAGAAATCGCCCTCCTTTCTGAGGGCGATTTTTAACAATTTGAGTTAAAAATAATAGCTAAAAACAATATAACCACATTTCTACACAATAATATCAGAAAAAACAACAGGAACAATCTCTTGAAAGTGTTTTAAAAGCGGTATTGCTACTTCGCGCATCTGTGGATGTGCTTGTGGAGCAGTTCTTAACTTAAAAAAGTGTCTCCACTCTCGTAAGTTCATAGTAACAACAATTTCAGTTTTGAGGCTGTTAGGTAATATACTTCGAGCTTCTTCGGGTTTAGCTCCTTCATCAATTAATTTGTTATAGTTGTCTTCAATAATTTGCATTGACTGCTCCCATATGGCATATTCGGTAGAACCTACTTCCCAAAAACAGGGCTTTATAAGAGTTAACTCGCGCCCAAATTTATTTTGGGAATAATTACAATATCTCGTACTCTCCTGACTATAACTCGCAATTCTGTGCCTAACAATCTCGTGACTCACACCACGGTCACAGATAACTTTTACAGTTACTTTCTCGTGTTCAATAACTGATTCATGACCACTTTTGATAATTCGCCCAATGAACCCATGTGCCGATGAGTCAGTTATGCTGTCCTCGCTCTTATAGCAAATACGACCACAACGCTCAATGCTTTTAAGAATCTCATTGCCGTTAATGTTTTCCATAATTTCAAACGATGGTTGAATGATTTTCATAAAATTTTCCTTTCTATAAACAGTATTCCCACATTTTACCGCATCCATGACTTTGCTTTGGTTTATAATCCGAAGGAATGGGAAAAATGACTCTACACCGAGTATTATTGACATTTTTTAGTGCATATAAACAAGCGCCTAATGCCATTGGCTTCGTGCCTGCGGGTATTATATCAATATGACAATCTTTAAATTTATCTTCTAATGCTGTTATTGCATTATAAACATCAAATGGGTTGTTAGATTCTGCATAAATTATCTCTATATCTTCTTCGCGAAAATCGGTTCCTTCGTTGATAAGGCTTATATCCTTATACTTAGGAAAGTATGAGGGGAATCCATTGATTGGTGCAATTTCATCTGGTGGTACTTCTTGAGGTATAAGCCTATCGAGATACTCTTTTTCAAATCCCATAAGGTAAAAAAGTACACGTTTGATATTTCCAAATTGAGAAGTTTCTCCTTCAAACCCTTTTATAGTTTCAAGAGTTATTTCACCACCAAACGCAGAATAGTCAAATAAAGAGTGCAGTGTATAATGTGATGGTTCTGTGTAATAGATTTTTATTGGCTTATCTGAATGATACTCAAAAAGAAAATGAAGTATTTGAGCAAGAAAGGGAACAGGCATACAAGAAATGTCGATATTAATCACTTCTTTACCTTTGATGTATTCGTTAATAGCTTTCAAGCAAGGTATCATATCACAATTTAAATCTTTTTCAAGGGAAAAATTAATAACTTGTATATCATGAACATGAAAATATAATGGCAAATTTGAATAATCGGACATAAATGAAAGAATCATTACATCGCTTATTTTACTTCTTTCTGTAAAACTTTGAAATGCATTAAAAGACCTATCTTCATGCGTGTTAAAGCAAATGAAAGCTTCTGATTTAACGGTTGAAGCGGACAAATCAGACTCCAAAACATTTGTCATGTGATAAACTTTGTAATCCATTTTATTCCTCCATATCAAGCAAAGTTAACTGCAATTCGGTATTTGATTCTATTGTTTTTACATTTTTCAAAATACTTTCTGGCGAGAAATCGGGTGTGAAATATTCGTCGGTAACAAGCACAGGATTGAATCCCCCTCGTGTCCTATAAGAAATTTTGAAAGTAGGAGCAAACATTCTGTTAATAAAGTAGATATCGCCTTTTTTCCCACTTGCATTTGGGTCTTGCATATTGTTTTTTTTAATTATTAACGCCCATCTGCAAGCGACTTTAAGTAACTCTTGGTTGTCATCACTTAGAGAACCTGAAACAGGGAATAGATTTGTTTCTGGGTAGCGAATTAATTTGTCCATATGAATACAGGAGAATACACTACCTAAGTTATCTATGAAAATCTTCAATTTCTTTCCATGTTCAGTAATCCTTTCAACCATATCACGCTCTTTTTGAGAAGCGGCATATGCGGCATCAGTTTGGATAGCTGGCGAAATTTGCTTTCCCAATAATAAAGATTCTGAATTATCAAAATATGCCTTGTCAAATGCTCGGCGGCATAACTCAATGAAATGTCCCAATATCCCTGATGACATTAAACAATAGTCTTTAAATCCGTAATACGCTTTACGTTCGGCACTATAAATAGTGCAAAGAATAAATATAAAACTTAGCTTATATTTATTCTCATAATCATTTGCATATTTAGCCCTTTCCTTGCCTGCTTCGTATGGTTTTTTACTTTTATAGTCATTAAATGCTTTTTCAACATATTCAATGCTATGATTACGAAGCAAACGGAGATTTTCTAATTCAAATAATGGATTTTCATCTCTTAAATTCGTAAAATCCTTTTTGTCAATTTCATTTAAGTTTTGCTCTTTGCGTTCTTTGTTTATTATTTTTAAATATTCGTCAATATGTTTGTCTCTTCCTTTAACAATTAATTTTGCCTCTTCTTCATAAATTTCCGTTTTTCCTAAAAAAGATTCTATAGTTTTTCCCTTAAAGCATTCCACGAGCGAAAGTCGTTTATTAGCTACTTCTTTCACAAGTTCAATATATGTTTCTGTCCCCTTGCCAACAAAACGAAACCCCAACTCAACTTCTTGGTAATCCCGACCCACTTTAACAAAATCATCATTATCGAGCGTGCCGTATGTTTTAAATCCATATGGACGCATACCAATGCGATATCTAACACCTTTTTCCTTCGTGAAACGCATGGCGGTATTGAATATTTTTTGTTGTCTTTCTGAAAAACTTTCGAACTCATCAATTAAAACAAGAAGATTGATATCTTCAAGCCCTAATAATTTAAATATGGGTTTATTCAAAAATTCATCTGTCAGTCTGCCTTGTAGAATTAAATTGCATTCCGGCTCAAAAGTCACTGTATTATTAATATCAATTGATTTTTTAGATTGAAATCTCCATACATAATTAATTTGCTTAACAATATATGATATCATCTCATCAATATCACTAAAACATTTATTTTCTTCTAAGTTCAACAAACTTGTAAGTTCCAAAATAATTGTTTTGTAAATTTCATTTGTCTTTTCTAAATTTTTGTCATTCAAAAGTATTTTGATAAATTCAAGAATATCTTTAAAAATCGTAAGTTCAAAAAAATGTGTGAATATATTTTCTGAAAATGATGCGAGATTAGGAGCATAATCAGAAATAGATTCCAATCGTCGTAGCATAACATTGTCAATCCTAAAATAAACTCCAACAAATTTTTCGATATTTACCTTATCCCAAAATGATAACCCATCCAATGATACTTTTTGCACATTATAAGAAAGTTGTCTTAAAAGCATTGTTTTGCCTGTTCCTCTACTGCCAACAAAAATAATAGAGGAAGAATCACTTGTGATGTCTTGACGTGTTTTGTTAATATATTTAAAGGGGTCGGTAAAAAGTTCTGACAACTGCTCAGAGGGCATACCATTTGTGTTAAATGTGGCAAATGGATTTTTATAATTATTATACATAATGACCTCCCCAACCAATATTGCTCTTATAGTATTGCTTATCATGTCTTTTAAATAAGAATATCCAATTATTTTTAGAACTCCAAAATATCGGTAGAGTATTGTCAGGAACATTATAATATGAACCAAACAAATATCCTTTTCCGTCGAATCCAAGTGGTTTCATGTCTTTCGTGCTTGTTATTATTTTTTCGCCGTAATATTCGCACATTTTTTGGGTCTCCAATTTACAGTTATCCTTATATCCGGCGAAGACTATAGAGCTTTCATTGAAAGTTTTTGCTGTTTCATCTAAATAAATACAAGGTAACACCGTAACGCCGCCAATTTTATTTAATAATTCTATTGCCTCTTCAGTCGCAATCATTAAAAGGACATAATAGCGTTTGTCTTCACCAAGATTTTTAATTTTGGACTTGAGATACATTTCAGCTTGACTTCCAGAGATAGAAAAATCGTCAATAAACACTACGTTCTCTGCGTTTTGGTTCTCAGAAAAAACTTTTCTCGATAACCCATTTTCTTGTCTAAACAAATATAGTAAATATGATGAACTTTCGCTCGCCTCTCCCAAATATGAAAATTTGGTTTTTTCATCAAGCAAGGTATATATATCATCTTCTGAAACAAATATTTTATTTTCTGTTTCAAAGACACTATGAACGTATTTTTTCAGCATTAGTCTCGCTAAATATTTTACTTCACTTTCGTTATAATAAACGAAATTGCAAAGTAAAAATAACGCCAATTGTTTTTCACGTTGCGCCGCTTCGCTCTTATCGGCATAAGCTTCATTTAATGCCTCTCCAGTGAAGTTATCCAACCACCTATCAATACTCGGTTGATGCATTTTGTTTTCAATATTCCAAGCAATTTTTATTGTTTTGTGCAGGGTTTCCATCAATTGTTCAAATGGTGGAATATCGCGTAAAGTTTCTTTTGGGTTCGATTGATTATCCATCTATTGCCACCTCGTAACATTTTAGTTTTGCATTTAGAATTGGGTCTGTAAATCTTAATTTTGACTGTTCGCCATAATTAGCATTGGTTTCAATGCTTATCCAACGCCGTTTAAGGTATTCAGCACATCGCCCCGTTGTATTCGAACCGGCAAATGGGTCTAAAACTAAATCGCCTTCATCGGTCAAAAACTCTATGAAGAAACTTATTAATTCAGGTGCCATCCTCGCAGGATGTGGTATTATCTTGTGTTTCTTGCACTCTTTTGAAAAGTGGTCATTCGATTTAGTGTTAGCTACACTCAAAGCGTTTGTCGGAAGTCTTACTTCTCTATTCTCGTCCATTTGCTCAAATTCAAGTACGTTGTGACTGATGCTCCCATTATGATTCGTAAGAAAGCTTTGCTCGCTAACTTTATGCTCAGATGGACGCTTCCCTGCATTATATGCTCCTTTTTTCAATAATTGTAGCATACTCTTACTATAGGGACGCAAAACTTTTGAATTATCCGCCTTGGGATAATCAGAGTTTGACATCCACCAAACGTGAGTAAAACTGTCTACTGCACGAATTCTATTAATTGTTACCCACTGAGCGGGCGAGGGTAATCTTGCGGGATTATAACAAATAAATTCTTGACAAAGCCTTAAATTTGCTTTGGGATTCTCCACAAAAGACATTAATGATTTTAGGGTAAGCAAAGATTGAACGGGGCGACCTTTTTCCCATGCATTTCCTAACTCAATTACTATTGAACCATCTTCCGTCAACAAAGAAGCAAAAAGAGGAGCAAGCGTGGTCAACCAATTTAAATATTCTTCGCCCGATAGATTACCATACTGCTTTTTATGATTAAGCGGAAATGGAGGTGATGTTAAAATTAATTGTGCCTTAATATTCTTTTTAGCCATAGCTACGAGTTTTTCTTCACACTTTGCTATATGGAATTCGCCTAAATTTGTTTTATATAACAAAGAATTTGGTACTCTTGACACAGAAATCACATCCTTTCTATAACCCCCAACAACTCCTCAACCCTCGCCACAATCCGCTCCTGCTCCCGAAGCGGCGGAAGAGTGATAATTGTATTGGCTATATCTCGCATAACCCAATTTTTATTTCCAACGCCGCGGGTGTTTTCGTTACATTGCTCCTGCACGAGCGGCGATTTCAATAAATTAACTAAGAATTTATCACATATAAAATCACGATTAAACTTTAACAGAGCGACGCTTACAAATAAACTAAATTCTCTATCGACCTCGACAAGCACAGGAACGCCCGTTGTACCAACTTTTGTCAACAAAATATCTCCACGTTCGGGATTGCATCTTTTATATAAATCATCATGCGCTTCTTTTGAAATGTATCTGGTATTATCAAAGGAAATTTCACCGTTGCTCATATCTTTAACAGATAAAAATGGTATTCCGCTGATTGTATATTGCGGTGTATGATGTGCGCCGTCTGTAAGTTTTAATAAAACCTCCCCCAACCTACACCAAACCCACCCACACGGTAAATCAAACGGCACTTCATCTTCCTTAATCGGCGGCAATGGTTTAGACTTCTTAACTTTCCCCTCTTTGACAAGCCGCTCCTTTTCCGCACGAATCCGCTCCAACAAGACACTCGCAGGCTCGTCCCCGCTGTCCTGCTCAACCAATTTCCCTTGCACAGCCGATTGCAAGATTGACTTTTTGAGGTCAATCGGGAAAGCTTTATTAAGTGCTTCGAGCGCTTCATGCTTCTCGCCATATTCTTCAACAAGCGGGAGCAGTTCTTCTATCTTTGCGACAATGCGGTGTTGCTCGGCGAGAGGCGGAAGGGGGACGGGTAATGGATATATTAATTTGCCCGAAACAAGAGGTTGCGCAGTAGAACTTGAAAGTTTTCTCAAATTGGCACAATCAATTAATAAACGTAGCCAGTGAATACAAACGCTATCTTGCGGAAAAGAAACTATAAGTGCATTATCTGTTACCCACGCCGATTCGGAGGTTATATGTGTTGCACCACAATAAAAACCTACACGACCGATAACGAGTGTGTTTTCAACAGAATTACTTTCATTATGATACCCGGTAATTCCATTACCACCATAAACAGGGTTTTTACCAGTTTTATTCATTTGAGCAGCGGTTAAACTTTTTCCGGAAGATACATCAATTATATCTCCAAACCGACACCATTGCCATGAATCGGGAATATCAAAAGGAATTTCGTTGTCTGTGATTGGTGCGAGTGGTTTGGATTTTTTGATTTTCCCTGCTTTGACAAGCTGTGCTTTTTCTTTGTGAATCCGCTCTAACAGTACACTTGCGGGTTCGTCATTCGAGTCTTGCGGGACGAGTTTGCCCTGCACGGCGAGTTGCAGAATTGAGTTTTTTAGTTGCTGTGCGGTCATTCTTCCACCTCCGAGGGTTCATCAGTGGCGGTTTCAAGTAGTTTTTTCATGTCCTCGATATTGGGTAGGGCTTTTTGCAAATTCTCCGGCATATCATTTTTTGTGCGGTATGTAGCCACGCCCATAGGCTTGGTATAATCACGCACAGCAAATTCTACTATATTGCGATTAGCTTCTTTACACAACAAAATCCCTATTGACGGTGCTTCGTCAGGCAATTTGACATATTCATCAAGTAATGAAAGATAAAAATTCAACTGCCCTAAATATGAGGGTTCAAACTTGCCGCGCTTTAATTCAATCGCAACAAGACAACGTAATTCACGATTATAAAACAGTAAATCTATAAATTTTTCCTCTCCCTCAATCACTACGCGATATTGACTTGCAATAAAGCAAAACATATTACCGAATGATAAAATGAACTTTTTAATATTTTTAATAATACTGTTCTCGAATACTCGCTCATCGGGATTGACTTCATCTTCAATATTGATAAAGTCGAGAAAATATTCTTCTTTAAAAGATTGAATTGCCCGTTGAGCCTGCTCTTGTTCGGTCAGGGTAAGCAGAAAGTTGTTGGGGATTTTTCCCGATTGATATAAATCTCCACGCAGATACGTTTTTAGCGTATCGACAGTCCAAAACGCAGCGGCGCATTGCGAAATATAAAATAATCTGCCTTCAAGCGATTTTTCCTTCGCCAAGATTTCATAATGGTGTGTAAACCCGACTTTGTAAAAATTATTTATGAAAAACTCGGGACTTTCAAAACCGCCGATATGTTTTGACAACAAGTTTAAATCAATAATATCATTATTAACAATCTTTTGTATTTCGTCATTTAATAAATGACGATTTCCATAATTTTCATTTTTTTGTAAATCGTTCGTTATTAACGAACGATTTACAAAAACAGATTCCCAGTTCTCATAAAATAGCCGCATTTTTTTAATTCCGCCCTCGGAAAATCCTCTTAATCCCGGTAATTCATTTTGTAAAAAATTGGAAATTTGTTTTATAGCACCCTGTCCCCAAAATCCGCGTGAATTTTCGGAAACATACCGCCCGACAGCATAATACAAGCCGAGCAGTTCTTTATTAATAAGAGTAGATGCTTGGTATCGAGAACGGATAATCGCATTTTTTATTACAATCGCCGCATCGCTGAAATTCATAACCTTATTATTATCCACTATATTTCCACCCCCATAATCCCCTCAATCTCCGCTAAAACCCTGTCTATATCGGCATTAAGGCTCGCCCGCTTTTCTTTATACTGCAAAATCAAGTCATGCGGCGGCAGAATTTCTTCCTCCTCATGCGGAAAACCGCAAAGGTCGATGTTGTAATTACGCTCGATTAACTCCTGCACAGAATAGCACTTCGCCTTATCAAACCCATCAACCGTAACTTCCGCACGGTTACTCCACCACTCGTCAACAGACGCGAAATGCTCCCGCTTCATCGGCTTAGTCTTAGAAAAATGCTTGAACCCGTCAGGCATATCAAGCCGATAAAACCAAACTTCCTTTGTCGGCTTGGTCTTATCAAAAAATAATATATTCGTAGTGATGCTCGTATACGGCGCGAAAACGCTGTGCGGCATACGCACGACAGTATGCAGGTTAAATTCCTCAAGCAGTTTCTTTTTAATAGCAACTTTCGCATTATCTGTCCCGAACAAGAAGCCATCGGGAATAATCACCGCCGCTCTGCCGTTACGTTTCAAGCGATACATAATTACCGCCATGAACAAATCCGCAGTTTCACTCGACTGTAAATCAGCGGGGAAGTTGATTTTCACGCCCTCTTTCTCGCTTCCGCCGTAGGGCGGATTCATCAGAATTATATCGAATTTGTCCGCTTCTTTGTAGTCACGGATATTCTTTTCAAGCGAGTTGCCGTGAATTATAATCGGGTTATCAATATCATGCAAAAGCATATTCGTCACGCAAAGCAAATGCGGCAGGGCTTTCTTCTCCATACCATAGACGGAATGGTTATAAATTTCCCTGTCCTTGACTGTTTTTACTTGTCTATCAAGAACCTTCAACGCAGATGTAATAAACCCGCCTGTCCCGCAAGCGAAATCAGCAATTTTATCGCCTAATTTGGGCTTAACCATATCGGTCATAAACTCAGTAACGGGTCGCGGCGTATAAAATTCGCCTGCATTACCCGCGCTTTGAAGGCTTCGCAGAATTGTTTCGTAAATCTCGCCGAAAGCATGGCGGTTATCGTATTCGCCGAAGTCCAACTCGTCAATCACATTAACAACTTGACGGAGCAAAATACCGTCTTTCATGTAATTGTTATTATCCATGAACGCAGACTTGACGATGATTTTGCTCATAGGTGCGTTTTCATCTATCTCAAGATTTTTCAGAGCCGGGAACAATTCATTGTTTACAAAATTAAGCAAGGCTTCGCCCGTCATCGCCTTGCCGTCCTTGCGGTCAACCGCCCAATTATTCCACCGAAACTTTTCGGGGATAACAGAAACATAGCGGTCGTTAACTAACTCCCACTCGTTTTCCTTTGCGTTATAGACCTTGAGAAACAGAATCCACACCATCTGCTCAATGCGCTGTGCATCGCCGTTAATCCCTGCATCGTTTCGCATTATATCCTGTAATCTTTTAACAAAACCATTTAAACTCATGCCGATATTCCCTCATAAATTTGTTTTTGCAAGTCTGTAACTGCGTTTATATAACCTTGCTTGCCGCCGAAAGCATTAAAAATTTTCTCGGTGCTTCCAAGTCTGCGGAATGGGTCAATCATAAGGATTTTCACGCTTTCTAAGTCCGCAATTCCTGCCTTTGCGTACTTATCAAGCAAAGCATCAAGCACTTCACGCGCCAAGCCCTCATATCGACCCAGATAATCACGCTTTTTGACGTTATTGACCCGCTCGGCTTTGGTCAAAGGCTTTTTATCAAAAGCGATATGGCAAATTAAATCAAAGTCGTCAATATCGCGCCCGCCTGCCGCTTCCCGAAGTGCATCAAGCAGAACACCACGCTCTTTCAACTCGTCAATAATCGCCTGTTTGCGAGTTTCGCTATTCCAAGCGTTCAAAAAATCGCTGAGTTCTGCATATTCGCCGAGTATGTTCTTTCTCGAATAATCCCGAACGCTCTCGGTAATCAGTTTGCCGTCCTTGTCGTAATATTGAACACGCTCGTTGATAATCTTGACATCAACATCATTAACGTGGTATTTCATTCTCGGAGTTGGAGCTTCGCCGGCTCCGTCTGTTGGCGGTTCGGGGAAACACGGTGTTTCGGGGGGTTCGGGTACATCGTGTATAATTTCATCTCCGTCAACGACAATGGGTTCGCCGTCAAAGTCGGGGTCTGCGAATAGGCGAGTTGCGTTGCGAAAATCCATAATCGTGAAGTATTCCTTGCCGTATTCGGGTTTTAGGCGAGTGCCGCGCCCGATAATCTGCTTAAACTCGGTCATGGAATTGATGTTATTATCAAGAACAATCAGCTTGCAGGTTTTACAGTCAACCCCTGTTGTCATCAGTTTTGAAGTTGTAACAATAACCGGGTATTTGCTGTCCTCGGCGATGAAATAATCAAGCTGCGCCTTGCCTACTTCGTTATCGCCCGTAATCTGCATAACATACTTATTGTTTTCTGCAACTAAGTCGTTGTTCTCATTAATAAGAGCCTGTCGCATACGCTCGGCGTGGTCGATGTCAACGCAAAACACGATTGTTTTGTCAAAACGGTTAGTTTTACGCAAAAACGCAGTAATCCTCTTTGCGATTGTTTTTGTACGGTCGTCAATAATAAGATTTCGGTCGTAGTCCTTGATGTTATACTCCCTGTCCTCAATCTCGTTTCCGTAAATGTCAACCTTCCCGGCAGGCGGTCGCCAACCCTCAAGGTCTTTGTCCAAACCAATCCGCACAACCTTATAAGGAGCAAGGAAACCGTCGTCGATTCCTTGCTTCAAAGAATATGTATATATCGGGTCGCCAAAGTAAGTTATATTAGAAACCTCTTTCGTTTGCTTCGGAGTGGCAGTCATGCCGATTTGAGTAGCGGAGTTAAAATATTCGAGGATTTTTCGCCAACGAGAATCATCTTTCGCGCTTCCGCGATGGCACTCGTCAATTATAATCAAGTCGAAGAAATCGGGTTGAAACTCGCGGAAAGGTTCTTCATTGTCATCTCCTGCGAGTTGTTGGTACAACGAAAGGTAGAGTTCATACGCGCTGTCTAACTCCTTGCCTTTTATCTTCGTCATGATTTTCTCAAACGGCTTGAAATCTTGTTGCATGGTTTGGTCAACAAGGATATTGCGGTCGGCAAGGAATAATATTTTCCGCTTCGTCCCCGACTTCCAAAGCCGATGTATAATCTGAAAAGCTGTATAAGTCTTGCCTGTACCCGTCGCCATAACCAACAAAATGCGGTCTTGACCGCAAGCAACAGCTTCAATAGTGCGGTTAATCGCCACACGCTGATAATAACGCGGGGTTTTATCGCCGTGGCTGTAATAATATGGCACGGTAATCAGCTTTTCCTGTTCGGGAGTAAAGCGCATTTCGCCTATGTGCCTTCGCCATAATTCATCGGGGGTAGGAAAATCCTCCATTGCAATTTCGCGCTCTGTGCCGTTTTTCATGTCGTGTTCAAGGAAAGCGTTGCCGTTGGAACTGTATGCAAACGGAATGTCAAGAATCTCTGCGTATAGGGTCGCTTGCTGCATACCTGCGCCGACCGACTGCGTGTTATCTTTCGCCTCGACAATAGCGAGAGGGATATTACTTTTATATGACAAGATATAATCGGCTTTTTTCTTTTTCCCACGAGTAACCACATCACCGCGAACAATGACACGCCCGTCGGTAAAGCAATGTTCCATGCGGATTTGGGTGTGCTTGTCCCACTTGCAGTCAATCGCAGGGGTGATGAAGCGGAGTTTTACGTCTTCTTCGGTTAGTTTGCTGTTAGCCGTGGTTAGATTCACGCCGTTTCCTCCTATTGAAAATTTGAATATATAATCATTATACCATATTACGAGCAATTTTGCAAACCTTTCTTGAAAATTTTTTTCTTGACATTTCAAAAATAATATGCTACAATAGGAACAATACAGCTTTGCTTAGGGCATATATAATTATAAGGCGCATTTTGGCGCAAGTCTCACGACTTTGAAAAATAAATTTCAATTATAGGAACAATATAGCTTTAGATAGGGCATATATAAATACACAGTTATGATTTAATGCCGTTTTCACGCCTTTGAAAAAATAATTTTCAATAATAGGAACAATTCACCCATACTTGCGGCATATATATGTATAACGTCTATCATCAACCCGAAAGGAATCCCGCCATGAACCAAATCCGAATCCCCCGCGACAGCAACCTGCGCTTTGTGCCGATGATGTACTTCATCCCACAAGACCTAATCTCACGTTGCCCCACGCTCCGCAAACTCCCCCGCTGTTTTCGGGAAATCCTGCAATCTGATGAACTCAAAACCGTAGTCGAGAGCGACCAATTTCTGCTTGAAATCATGGATGCTTCGGCGGCGTTGGCGTTTCGGCACTTCGGGTTTAGGGGTTGGAAAGAGCATTACACGGGCTATTGCCCGGTCTGGCAGTTGTCGTATTCACTGCCGTTGTGGGTGAAGCTGCTTGAAAAAGAAATCGGGTTCGGCTTGCAGGCGGTTTATGAAGAGCCGTTCATTCCGTTTTTCAAGCCCGAATATATAATCGAAACAATGAGCCGAGTTGTCCGGCGGGCGATTGATGAGCAGGGCTGGCAGCCTGTTCTCGATGCTGTTCGGAAAATGCCGTGTGATGAAGATTTTGAGCCGTGGGACACTCGCGCCCGCCGTGGGTTTCATCGGAAGTGGTATCACACGCGTTGGTACGAAAAGCGGGAGCTGACCCTCGTTTCGCTTGAGGACTGCATGGCAGACGAGGACGATAAAATTCACGAAATCGCCTCCGACCCTTTTGACACACAGAAATACATAGACTCAAAAGATTATGTTGAGCGGTTTAAGGCATTGTTATCGCCGAAAGACAAAGAAATTATCACGCTTCGGGCGCACGGGCATACATACGAGAAAATCGCAGAAATGCTCGGTTATAAGAATCATAGTGGTGTAATCAAGAAAATTCGGCACATCAGGAAGATTTTTGAGAAATTTGAAGAAAACCAGTAAACAGCACGTTGTTGGAATGACAGCGTGTTTTTATTATGCAAAAAATAAGAAAGGCAGGTTATTTATGGAAAATAATCAAAACGAAACCAACGAATCAATCGCACCCGCAACCAACGAAACTTTCCCACCCTGGGTAACGCTCAGCGAGAAAGGCAAGAAATCCGTCAATGAAGTCGAGTTCTGCAAGTTATTTTTACAAAATCGCAATCTTAAATGTATCGGCGGTCAATTCCGCGACTTGCACGGCGAAGTTGACGAGGAAGAAATCAAGCACAAAATTGCAACTATTATTATGAAGCACATTGAGGAGGGCGTTTACGGTAAGGTCAAAAACCTTGTCGGAACGCTCAAACTGCGGTGTTACAGCGAGCCGCCGGAAGTCAGCGAGAGCGAAATTCATCTGCTGAATGGCGTACTAAAAACAAGTGGAAGTTTTTCAAATGAGCAAGTCTTTTGTGCGAACAGACTCAATGTTGAGTATAATTCGGAAGCTCCGCAACCTGTAAAGTTTCTGCATTTCTTAGCGGATTTGTTGGAATATGATGATATAAAAACTTTACAGGAATATCTCGGCTACTTGCTGATTCCGTCCACACGTGGGCAAGCGATGCTGTCAATTATCGGTAACGGCGGCGAGGGCAAAAGCGTGTTAGGTACTATTGTAAAAGAGATTTTCGGTGACAGCATGACCGAGGAAAGTTTTCGGAGAATAGAAACCGACAGGTTTTTCCGCGCAAATCTTAAAGGAAAGTTAGTTTTTGTAGACGACGATTTACAACTTGAAGCCCTGCCGTCCACGGGATATATCAAGTCGCTGATTACTGTGCAAATCCCGACAGACATTGAGTTTAAGGGCAAGCAGTCGTACTCGGAAAAGTTGTATGCGAGGTTTCTCTGTTTCGGAAACGGAACGGTGAGAAGCTTGTATGATAAGTCGCACGGTTTTAGTCGGCGCATGATTATTCTATCAGCGAAGCCTGTCCCCGAAAATCGTGTGACTAACCCAAATCTTGCAGATGAAATTGTATCCGAAAAATCGGGAATACTCAACTGGATTTTCGCAGGTCTGAAGCGGTTAATCGCGAATAATTATCAGTTCAGCATATCCGAAAAAGCGCGGCTCAACGCCGCCGAAATGACGAGTGACAACTGCAACATTGTGGAATTTCTCGCCGACAGGAATATTATAACTTTCTCCGAAGCCGCCGAAATTTCATCGGCGGTTTTGTACGGTGTGTATTCAAGTTGGTGCAACGAAAACGCTCTGACCGCCATGAAGCGGGACGGCTTTATCACTTGGCTCAAGAGCAATCAGGGGAAGTATAAAGTTTCTTACGATTACAATATCAAAACCGAAAATAATAAGCGGGTTCGCGGCTTTAAAGGTATTTCAATTATTTAAACAACTCGCAAAAACGGCGTGTAGGCGTGTAACTCGCTCACAGTGCGGCGTTACTTACACGCCTACACGCCAAAAATTAAACTTTAATTCAGAAAGGAATTAACCAAATGAAAACATTATTAAACACAAAAATCATCGGCATTGACCACGGTTACGGTAACATCAAAACTGCATCAACAGTAACTCCGACAGGCATTACTGCCTACGACACAGAACCTGTCTTTCAAGGAAATATTCTAAAATACGACGGCGTGTATTACAGAATCGGCGAGGATCACAAGGCATTTATCGCAGAGAAAAACACCGATAACGACTTCTATATTCTCACTTTAATGGCAATTGCACAGGAGCTGAACCAGTTCGGAATCACCGCCGCCGATGTTCACATTGCCGCCGGGCTTCCGCTGACTTGGGTGAAAAATCAACGTGAGGATTTCCGTAGTTATTTGATGAAAAATAAGTCTGTGCAATTCAATTTCAACGGCAGGGAATATCGTGTAAACATTATCGGGTGCAGTGTTTTTCCGCAGGGTTATCCTGCAATTATCGGGCGACTTGACGAAATGACAGGCGTAAATCTTCTCGCCGACATTGGAAACGGCACGATGAATATCATGTATATTAATAATCGCAAACCCATTGAAAGCAAGTGTTGGACAGAAAAACTCGGTGTTAATCAATGTGTAATCGCCGCCCGAAATGCAGTCATGGACAGCACAGGTGCGAAAATTGACGATATGGTAATCGAGGAAATTATCCGCACAGGGACGGCGAATATCGGCAAGAAATATCTTGAAATTATTATCGCAGTTGCACGAAAATACGCCGCTGATATTTTTGAAACTCTACGCAAATATGAGTATAATTCAGATTTAATGAAGCTGTTTATTGTCGGCGGTGGAGGTTGCATTATTCGGAATTTCGGGAAATATGCCGCAGAAAGGGTAACTATTATTTCCGATATTTGCGCGACTGCTAAAGGGTATGAGCAGATAGCGTTCTCGGCTTTGCAGAAAGGGGTTAGGTAAAATGGAAAATAACATTAAGACAATTTGCGTTCGATTGAATCTCAAAAAGCCGCTTCACAAGAAGGCTTACGACTATCTTAAAAAGAAGGATAAGTCTGAATTTCCGTCTAACAGTCAAGCAATCGCAACGGCGGTTGCAGAGTATTTTGACAGGCAGGGTTACGATGAAAAGCTTGTTGGGAAAATCATTTCAGCTCTCGAAAAATCAGTATTGGACTGGTTTCGGCAAAACTTTAATTCGTTGCCATCTGCTCCGGAAAACACGACCCCAAAATCAGACGAAGCATTAAGTGCGGAGATTGATTTTGATTTTCTCGGCGGTTGATATTAAAACTCGCTGTTTTTAATATCATCAGTACAGCACAAATTTCTCAATTTGGAAAATTGATATTAATTCACCACGATTTTAATATCAGTCTATCATAAAAATTCAACTTTGTCAAGTAAAATTTTAACCATTTTCAGAAAGTGATATTAAAAAGTTGCATTTTTAATATCACTTTTCTCAAATCCGCAGATTTGATTTTCCCGCCCTTACTTTTGAGCGAAAAGGGCGGGATTTTCAAGCGGATTTTCCGCTTGAAATGCAAGGCTTTAGCCTTGCGGGTGTCGAGAGGGCTTGCCCTTCGCCCCTGCATTTTTGACGTTACCGCTTGCGTGTAATGTCAAAAGTGCTATGGGGTTACTTCTGTCAAACAGAAGTAAATTCAGCAAGTTTTTAACTCGAAATTAACTTTACAAAAAGGAGCAATTGATGAAAATAAAAACAATGTCACACTGCCAAGGCAAGGGCAGTATTTCTCATAACAACCGAAGTTTTACGCCTAAGAATGTTGATGTTTCGCGCATGAAAGATAATATCACTTTTATAAAAGAGCCGATTGCAGAAGCGTATAATAAAATTTTCGGCGCGGCGATTGAACGGTATAACGCCAAGCAAAAACGCGCTGATAGACGCATTGAAACAGGATATTTTGAACACGTTTTTAATCACGCGCCGAGTAATCATGTAATCACTTCGCCCGATAAACGCAACAGTTTTTATGAAGATTTGGTGCAAATCGGTGACAAAGATGACAGCGGTTGCGGCACGCCCGATGGTGAATTAGTCGCAGAATGTCTGACAGAATATGCGTTGAGTTTTGCGGCGAGAAATCCCAATTTTTATATCTTCAATCTCTGTTTGCACAAAGACGAAGCTACTCCGCATCTCCACATTGACTATATTCCAATCGGGCATTACAAGCGCGGCGTTGACACGCAAAACGGCTTGTCGCAAGCGTTAAAAGAAATGGGATTCACCGGAATCGATGCAATTAATAAATGGCGCATTTCAGAGCGTAAAGTTTTGAGGAAAATCTGCAACGCTCGTGGTATTGGAATTAAGGAGCCGGAAAAGTCGAGAGGGAGTTTTGCAGTTGAGGAATACAAGGCTTATAAAGACAACATTTCCGAATTACAATCACAGGTAGAAAAGGAATCTGAACACCTTGAAAACCTCGCCCAACAAGCCGAGTTCTCGGCAGGTCATGTAGAATATCTCGACAAAGAAATTGACGAGAAGTCCGCTGAGGTTGAGCAGTTAGAAGACAAGAGCGCGACTCTTGAAAGTGCGATTAATAATAACACTGCTGTTATAAATCAGCAGTCAAAGAGAATCGAATCCGACAAGGCTGAACTTGACAAAATCGCAAGGAAAAAGGCTGACGTTAAGGCAGTCGAAAACATTGAAGTCAAGCAGGCTATTTTCGGGGATAAGGTCACAGTTTCGACTGATGATTTTAACAACTTGCAGACCTTGGCAAAGAAGCAAATTGCTTCGGTTAAAACAACCAAGAAACTACGAGATGAGAACGCAACTTTGAAACAAGAAAATCAAACTTTATCCGCTGATAATGCGAAGTTAAAAGCGCAGTATGGCAAAACGATTCATCTCACAATGGAAAACGAAAAGTTGAAAAACGAGGTAGGTTTTCTCAAAAACAGCCTCGCAAAAATAATGGAATTTATCGAGCGGTTTAATTTGAAGGAACGGCTCGATTTGTTTTTGAATCCGCCGGAAAGGCGATTGCAACAGGCAAAAAATAAATCACAAGGGGAGGAATTGTTATAACAAACACCGCAACAACCGAAAAAATCATATTGTCCGGCGAAAGTTTAAGCAAATTCAAGCAGGCTGTTAAAGTCGGCTTTTACAAAGATTTTTGCAAAAACAAAATCATAACAACTGAGCAGTTTGAACGGCTCATGCAAATGCAAGTAAACAAAAAATAATTTTTGAAATCTACGTTTCCCCTGTTGACATTATTAGAAAAGTGTAGTATAATAAAATTGCAGGGGAACGTAGTTCCCACTAAGGGAAAAGGAGGAAAATGAATAGCAAAATTAAAAATGTAGCGGCATACTGCCGCGTATCAACCGACCATGCAGACCAGCTTCATTCGCTCGCGGCGCAAATAAAATACTTCACCGATTATATCGGCGCGAACCCAAATTGGCGGCTTAAAGAGGTATATTTTGACGAGGGGATTTCCGGCTGTTCGGTGAAAAAGCGTGAGGCGTTCAATCGCATGATTGCTGATGCGGAGCAAGGCAAGATTGATTTAATCTTGACAAAAGAAGTAAGTCGTTTCGCTCGAAATACCGTCGACACGCTCTCGTTCACGCGCAGACTTTCGGCTATTGATGTTGGAGTTATATTCACAAATGATAACATTGATACTCGTGAAAAAGACGGCGAATTGCGGCTTACCATTATGGCGAGCATTGCTCAAGAAGAGAGCAGGAAAATGTCCGAGCGTGTCAAGTGGGGTAAACGCAGGAAAATGGAAAGCGGTTTTGTCATGGGAAACAAGGCGATGTTGGGTTACAGAATCACGAACGGCGTTATGGAAATTGAACCCGAAGAAGCGGCGTTAGTGAAACGCATTTTCAGTATGTATTTGCATGAAAAAATGTCGTTTTATTCTATCGCAAACACGCTTAATTACGAAGGTATTCTCACGATTAAAGGTAACGCTTGGCAAATGGGCGGCGTTGCAACCGTTTTGAAAAACGACAAATATGTCGGCGATTTAACACAGGGAGTTTACACCACAACCGACTATTTGACGGGAAAACGAATCAAAGATTATTCCGATGATAAATTGGTTCGTATTCAAAACCATCACGAGGGAATCGTGAGCCGTGAACTGTGGGACGGTGTTCAAGCTGAAATTAAAAAGCGTGGTGCGTTGTTCTGCGAGGGAAGAAAACATTCCACCAAAAACTGGTTCGCGGGCAAAGTGATTTGCGGAAAATGTGGTTGGACTTACAACCCCGTCAACGCCCGAACAGGCAAGGAGCATATGCGTTCGTTGCATTGTCGAAATCGCCTGTGCAACAGGAAAGTAATCGGCACTGAGGTTAACGGAAATCCTCTCGGTTGCGACAACAAAGCAATCAACGAAATCGCGCTTTCGCAATTCATTCGGTTTGCATTAGAGCATATTCAAACATCACACACGGAAATTGTAAAAGATATGCTTGATGAAATAAAATTAATGCAACAAAGTGATGAAATCGTTGACACAAAACCGCTTGAAATCGAGATTGAGGAGATTCTTGTAAAAAAACGCAAGGCGTATGATTTAATGCTTAGTGACAAAATTAAGCAAGAAGATTTAATCGAGCAAGCCGCATTTTTTGACAGCGAAATCACACGTTTAACCGAAGAAATCAATCTGGCGCAAAACCTCACCGCCACTCATCAAGCGCAAATTGATAAGGTTAAATTGCACATCGCCGAAGTCAATAAAACTGCGGAAATCAACGCCGACGACACCGAAGTTTACGGCGAATTATTAGACAAGTTCGTTGTAAATACAGGAAATGCCGTGGTATACTTGACCTGTATGCCTATCGGATTCAGAATTTTTTACCACACTGTAAGGCAAAATGCAAAAAGAAAATTTGGCATTATCATTGACAATTACGAGATTGTCGAGTGAAAGTGTTTTTTATACAGTCAACTCATACGGATAAGCAACACATTCATAATCATATAATATTTTGCAATACAAACATGATAAATCATAAGACGTTCGAGACAAATGAGAATCGCGGAAAGGCTTCATGGAAAGATTTAAGAAAGTATTCCGATGAGCTGTGCCATGCGAATAATTTAAGCGTTTTAAAGGAAACAGAATTAAGCGGAGAAAAGGGGCAAAGTCATTATGAATGGTCTAAATCGGCGGGCGGTTCTTCATGGAAACAGAAGCTTAAAATACTTATAAACGCGACAATTTATCAATCAGAAAATTTCGATGATTTCCTTGCAAAGATGAAAGCGGCAGGGGCAGAAATAGAGTATAAGCCGAAAAACGAAATAAAACTAAAATACCGTCTGCCCGGACAGCAAAAATTCACAAGAGCGCGAACGCTCGGCAGTCCTTACGACATAGACGGCATTACGGAAAGAGTAAGAAATTACAGGAGATTTTTGAACGGGGAAACAATATATGTACCTAAGATTCCTCTCATTGATACCGACACGGATAAGATGAGAAGTGCCGAAGCGTTGACGGCATGGGCGAGGGTTCAAAATGTAAAAACCGCAAGCGAAATCATGTTAAAGCTTGAAAAGAAGGGCATTAACAATCTGCATGAGATTGACAGATTTATTGATACGGAAAAAGAACGGCGCAAACAGCATATTGAAATAAGAAATGCACTTAAAACCGAAGTTGCGGAGTTTAAGCGGCTTAGTCAAGCTGTCGCCGATTATAGGGCGGGAAAGCCTGTACACATGGAGCATAAAGCGGCTAAAGGGAAAAAGGCTGAACAAATTATCGCCGAAAACGCCGAAACACTAAAGCGGTTTGAGCAAGCCAAAGAAACCTTGAAAAGCTATAGCTTTGAGAATAATAAACTACCGGACGAAGAATTATTGGCGGCGAAAATCGAGCGTATAAGCGAAGAAATAGAAGAACATGACGGCAGAATAAAAATTGCTTCACGCACGGTAGGAGAGCTTGAAGCAATGAAAACCGCCCTAAATAATTACTTAGGGCGAAAAGAACGCTCTGACTTTGTGCCGGAGAACGTGAAGGCGCAAGATGACGAGCGGCGCGATGAACGTGATGAAGAATACGAGAGGTAGAATTACATAACGAAAAACCCGCCTTGTGAGCGGGTTTAGTCTAATTCTATATCGTCATGTTCTTCAAGCTCGATGTTACCGCGGTCGCGTTCATGGGACATGGTATGTACTGATGATTGGACGGCGATTTCATCAAAGTCTATGGAGTTTTCGGAAGATTTTTTGACTTCTATATCCTTTATCGGTTCGAGGGCAATTTGTGATTCGCGGATTGTTGCCGCGTTCCGTAACGTTCCCTTTAAATCGTGGTGTGCGACAACATCAGCCACATCAAATCTCATGACACACTTGTTTAACCACGGGAGTTGGCAATCGAGATTATCTATAATGCTCTCCACATCACCACGTGTCAAAGGCTTTTTTGAGTAGTACACCGAATACTGTTGGTGTTCAAAACCTAAAGACTTTAGAGCCTTAGACATCAGATTGTAAGGCACAAGTTTTTCTGCGACAATCCCATTTACCTTAAACCCACATTCTTCAAGCGCGGCTTTACTCAAATCAAATTCAAATGATTTTCTTTTGACAGCCATTATGAAGCCTTTCTTGTTTCATAAGCGGCTTTCCAGTCTTCATAATCGGGGTCGAATTCCCTTTTTCCTTCCAACTCATGGGATTCCCATTTTCTGAGATTGCTAAAAAACCAAGAACGCCTTTTAAAGCTTGTAGCAAAACACATCTGTGCTACATAACCGTCAACGCCGGGATAATCCACGTAAACGCCGGGGTCGGTCTTTTTCAACTTGTACTCACCGACTAAGAACTCATCAACCATAGCCCACATTTTATTAATATCATATTTGCCTTCACGTTCGACTTTTTCAACGTCAAACTCAATTATCATTTTATAAATCATAACAAATCCCGCCTTTCTTTAACGAGTATACCATAAAAGCCACTTTTTGTCAAGCGGCTTTTTCGGAATTTTTCTATTGCTCTCTAATCATTGAGAGAACAGCGAAAACAGCTAATAAAGCTAATGAAACACATACTGCTATTCGGAATTTAATATTATATTCTTTTCTTTTATCACGCTCATCGTACAAGTATACCGATACTATGAGTGAGATTATCGCGCTACAGCCCGTAACATAAAAGAAAATATCAAGGGTTACGTTTTCCATGCCGCCTTCATCTCCTCAATCAACATTCCCAAAAGCCGTTCTTTATCTTTGGCGTTTAGAGAGAATTTACTAAGGTCGAGCCTGTTAAAAGCCGCGATAACGTCCGAGGGTTGACACGGAAATACCTTGTGAGCTTCTCCCGTTGCCATTTGTGGCAACGGCGGGGAGTTTTTATTCTTCGTTGCCATTTGTGGCAACGGCGGGGAGCTTTTATTCTTCGTTGCCATTTGTGGCAACGGTGGGGAGCTTTTATTCTTTGTTGCCATTTGTGGCAACGGCTTAAAAGTTGTCTGATGTGCCGCCGAAAGCGATAATTTACCGTCTTTCACAGCCTTTTTGACTTCCGGCGCGGCATTTTTCACGACATTCTCAATTTTTGAAATCTGACCCGTAGACACCCCCAGAACCTCAGCAATTTTCTCACGCATACGAACACTCTCACCGTTTGCTTTCTTAGCTTCAAAAATGGCTTTAAGCTTCTCGTACTGTGCGAGCATTAACCCGTCACTTATAGTCCGCGCCGTGGCGTTGAGCATAATCAAATCTTGCAATTCCTCATCGGGGCTTTTTGCGGGATTTATTAAACAAGGAAGATAATTTGAGAAATTACGCTTTTGCTCGATTAAAAGCCCGACTGCTTTATGCCGCCTGTGTCCTGATATGATTATGTATTTGCCTTTTTCGGTTTCGTCTTCCCGGACAACAAGATTACTTTTAATGCCCTGACGCTCAATATCTTCGGCAAGTAGTTCAATCTCTGTTAATGGATAAAAATTCTCTTCATTCGGTCTTAACGACTGATACGGAAGCATTTTTATATTATCTGCGAAACTCCCGAACGCGGCGGTTTTTATGCTTCCCATGATTGCAGGGTCAATAGATTTCTTAGGCATTAACTTCACCCCCTTCGCATATCGCTATAATCTCCCGCGTAAGCGACATATATGCTTCTGCCGCACTCGTCCAATCCATGTACTCAATAGCAGTCTGACGGTAACTTATGCTGTTCTTGACAACGCGAGAGTACGGAATCCGCGCCGTCATCACTTTACCGCCGAGGGTTTGCCGGAGGAGTTCATCGAGTTCATAGTCTGCGGGATTCTTGCGGTCGAACTTGCTGACGAAACAGCCGCCGAACCTCGCCCCCGTTGCGGCGATAGCTTCCGTTACGTTAGCTATACCTTGTATAGCGAATGTGCCGAGTTCAATCGGGACAAATACAAAGTCACAATCTGAAATAATTTCTCTTGTCCGCTCATCGAGCGAGGGGGGAAGGTCTAAGAGCATGAAATCAAAATCGAATAAACCCTTTGCTAAGGTGTCAATGCTCTTTTCGTAACAGGAAATCTCGATATTCTCATATCGTGTTTTTTGAATAATTTCCATATCGGGTTCACCAGAGAAGAAACGGAAAGTATTCATTTGGCTGTCGCAGTCCGCGACAAGTACGCTTTTTCCTAATCGTGTCATTGCGTGAGCGACATTTATAACCGCGCTTGATTTACCCACGCCGCCCTTGTTGTTGAAAAATGCAATTTTAATCATTTTGCTCATAATGTAAGCCTTTCTGTAAGTCTTTGTTTTATTGGCACAGAGAAGGGGCAGTAGACTTACTTACCGCCCCCAAGGAGCGACCTCGTCCGTGCGTTAAAGCTCTGTAGAGCGTTTAACCGTTATTTGTAAACATATTATCTCTCTTCATAAAAATCAATATCGGGTTCATTACGCGCTATTTCGTTTGTCGGGGCGTCTGTTTGATTTTCTTCAATGTCGATTTCTGAAATATTTATTGTATTATACTCCGCGATTACAACATTTTTCCCGTTCTGTCGTGCGATATATGTTCCGCTTTTGGGTATTTCGGTGTTCCCGGGAAGGGTATTAATCGCGCAGTCTTGCGCTACTTCTGCTCCCTCTTCCGCTTTGTTAAGCCTGTCTATTGTCTCTTTATTACCGTAATGCTCGAATATGTCTGAAATATCGCCGCCTTCTTTTTCGGCTACAGGAGCTATTACGGCGGCGGATATAATCGTGACCGACTTCGCGATGAGCGAACGCTCATCAGATAGAGTAATGTCAAAATCGGTCTCTTTAACCGCCTGTTTCAATGGTGACAGGCTTTCGGCAATCAGCTTTCCGTATGATTCGCCCGGTTCGTCATTATCGGTAATTATAACAACATCTTTCCCCTCAAACAGCGGGGTAAAACGACTGTCCCATTTTGAACCGTGGGGAGAACAGACGGCGGGTAGTCCGAGAACTTTCATAGTGTCAACGTCCTTTTCGCCCTCAACAATATAGATTTTAGAAGCCGCCGACAATACAGGGGAGTTATATAGAGGGGGCTTACCGCCGTTTAAGCCTTTGTCCCAATGAGTGGTTTTACCCTTTTCATTTACAAACTGCTCCGGTACATAGTGTTTCCATACCGCGAATTTGTCCCCGTCTTCACGCACAGCTACGCTCTTTTGATACAGTTGTAAGCCGTTTATATCGGTGTAATTATAGTTACGCCATTTCTTTATAGGGCTTTCTTGGGGGCGACTTTCGCCTTCCTTTGGTTGCGGAGGTTCTTTTAATTCTTTTGGGGCGGGATTCAGAGTACGGGTATTAACAGCTTCACTTCTCCGTTGAGTGAACAAGTCCGACATAGAAAGTCCGACTGCGGCGACAATTTCAGAAGAACTACAGCCTTTTTTGCAATCCAAAAGCACAGCTCCGTTATCTTTATCTTGTTTTATGTAAAGGTGATGTTTGCTGTCGTTACAGCAGGGGCAATTTGCGGCGTGCTGTTCGGGAGAAACTTCTTTTACGTTTTGAAATTTCGATAATATTTCATTGAAAGGAAGACTTCTTTTTTCCAATGCCGGATTTATTCCTATGGCGGCTTTCATAGCTTCTTCATAATTTAAAGCCGACACGGTTAATGTAGCCGAGCCGCCCGGACGAATCACGCAAGAGAACTTTATGTCCTTTGCATGGAGCGTTTCGGCAAGTTTTTCAACTGTCATTTTATCGGCTTTTATGTACCTTTTATCGGGAATTTGTTTGTATTGTATGCTTCCGAAGCCGACAACCCCGCCCGGATAATTTTTTCTCAAAATTTCATTATTTTGGGTATTGACATTTTGATTTGAATGTGATATACTGTTATTATTGGTACTGGTGTTGATTGTTACGCTACCATCATGTTCGGGAGTTTTAACTCCCGGCGATAGATGTTCGGGCGTGTACATTTCACCGGTACGTTCTTTATTTTCATAAAGAATCGTATTTTGAGTTTTATTTCTTTGAATCCAACTTTGAAAGCCTGTTCTGCCATACGCGCTTGTAATTTTGGCGACTTCATAATCACCTTTATCATTATTAGAAAGAGAAATAATAATAGGGCGATTCTTGAAGTCTTTTTGATTTGTAATTAAAACCAAACTACCCGGAGAGTGTTTTTCCGGCTCTAATGGTTTCATAATCATTATGGGGTCACGAAGTTGTGTAGGGAGTTGTTTCAAAATGTCGAAATCAAGATTATGCCTTTCAATGCACTTCTTAATCACGCTTGGAGTAATCCTAATATCAGCCGCTTTAATACTTTGTGATTCTAAAGATTTTAACATTTGCGGAGTTTCGCACACAGTGAGGTATTCCGGAGAACTCTTAGGATTAGCCATAAATTCCGCTAACTGCTTTATGTAACTGCTGTCGGGGGTTGCAGGAATTGCTCTGTCGCCGTACTGATAACGCCGCCAAAGCTCACCCCGCTCTGCAAAATCGGAAAGCAGATTTTTTGACATCTCTGTTGCTCTTTCCAATGAAAGGTTGTCTAAAACACGAGTATGTGTGTCTCTAAGCACGTCCCCCGGTATAACCTCAACGGAAAGTTCCCCGGTCGCCGCCCTCTTGACGATAAGACTGTATTTTTGTGAGTCCATTCTTTACCTCAACTCTCCGATTTTTAAACCATACGCCGAATCTCGCGTCCTCTTTTAAATCTCGTTGCCATTTGTGGCAACGGCGGTTGAATTACTCATAATCATCGTCATCGTCCATTCTGCCCGGTTTTATGCCTTGTTTCTTCATCTTAAAATAAACAAACACGATTATTAAAGCGACGATTGTAACGCCAATAATTATATATGAGCGTGTCGGGATTAAAACTCTTCTCTCTTCGCCCTGCTGTGATGCGGGTTCTTCTTCACCTTCCGTTGAAATATCTCTTGACGTTATAATGCGCGGCGGTTCTGTTTGGCTTGGGTGGACGGGCGGCGGGTTAATGACATCGCCGTCATCGTTCTCAATAGGAACATAGAGAAGCGACAGTAAGTCGTATTCATTGACTTTAGTAAGAAAATAAACATTTCCCCATTCCTCGCTTACACGGTGGTCGATGAGTACATAAAAGACGTTTCCCGCTCTTGTCGTAACTGAAATAAAGCTGATTATATCGCTTTCAAAAATTATTTGTTGGTGGTCAATTAATTCGGCGTTACCTAAATAATCTTCGCGTATAATTTCTTCCGTGGTTGTAATCGGCGGCGCGGTCGCGACAGGTGATGCCGTTACCTCAAGGCTCTCATCGAGTGCAGTTGTTATCGTTTGCGTGGGTTCGTCCTCTGAATCTTGGGTTGTATTCGGTGCGGTTGTTGTCGGAGGTGCAGCTGCCGAAGCTTTAATAATAAACGTAGACAAGAAAATAATTATAAGCGGAACTACAATGTACATAATAACGAGTAATACGATTTCTTTAAGGTTAAGTTTTCTCTTCATTTTCTTTGCTCTCCTTTAATTCTAATAGTTTTGGTGGGGCGGTTTTTTCGGGTTTCCGCCTTTTTCGGATAATTCCGAAAGGAACACTATAGCTTTTTCTACCGTCAAGCCGCCCCCTGTAGCCGCACGGTAAAGCTCATCTTTTTCAATGTGGGTTAATTCTTTTCGCAGTCCGTCAAGCTCCGCTTGTTTCTCTTTGATTTTCTGCTCGGCGGCTTCAATTTTCCTTAGCAGACTATCACGCTTTTGCAGTTTCATATTTTCACCAAGTCCTTTCTGCACCAACGAGGAATGAAAAGTCTCATTTTCCCCGGTTTTGTAGATTTATTGTAAAGTTTAAATCTCCTTTGCTTTTATTACGGTGGGTCGGGCGGGTCGGGTGGGGTAATTAATAAGCAACCATTACCACATAACTCATTGCATAAAATTCCGCAAGTTGCTCCCCCGCCTGTTATACATGAGACGGCGCAACCATGACCGCACGAACCAACACAATCAAAGTTACAACCCTCAACACATAAATCGGATTCCTCGTAACCAATATCACCGGGACCGGCAAAAGCAAGCCCGATTAAACCAATGATAGATATAATTATTAGAAACACAACTAAAACCGGAATAACTATATTCAGAAGTAATATTTTAATAATATTTAATCCGGCGTGCTTGGCAACGCCTTTTATGTCTCCGTTGACAACTGATTTCAAAGCCGCCGCGATTCTCGTTTTTGCCGAAACCTTAGCTTTATATCGCTTCCCTGCGAATCTTACCATTTGTCGTTTTTGGTTAAGGCGGCTTTCTTTAACTTTGAGCTTACCTTTACTTTTTCGGGTTTTAGAGTTAAGCTTTGAGATATGCCTTTCCTTCTTGTGTAATCGTATGCGCGGCGTTTTCTTTACCAATCTTACAACCGTTGCCGCACCCGCTACAGCCGCAACGGTGTCATTACCCCTTGACGATTGTTGAATTTTATAGAGTGTGTTTAGCCCGGCAGATTTAGCGACAGCTCGAATCGGAGAACCCGCTTTTTTAGAGGATTTTAAAAGTCTTTTATTAGTCTTGAAAATCTTCTTTTTATGCTTAAAAGCAATTTTAGAGGTTTTCTTTCTGTGCCTGAGCATTTTTATTTCGAGTTCTTTACGTTTTAATTTTCGTTTGCGTAGACGTAGAGCAATTTTTTCGGGTTTTGCCTTTCTCAATACTAAAGATGAAACTGCCCCTATTATACTTCTATTAATTTTTTTCAA